CTCAGTGCCGATGCCGTGCCTCCATATCTTCTAGCCTCTAATATGCAAAACAGTGGTGCATATTTACTTTCGGTAGCATATTCTGCCAATGCTTGAGCATTGGTAAGTGCTGTCCATAAACCAGTTTCTAAACCGTCTAAAATTACCGGGGTAAATCCAACAGCATCTTTTATTGCAAATAGCAATATTCTTATCTCACCATTTGCAGCATCTATCAGTTTTTTTGCACCGTTTACGTTGGTTACATCGGTCATAGAACCAATCGTAACAGTATCGGCAAAACCCATCAAGTACAATTTTGTACCTTCTGGTGCATAGTCGTAAAATTCTTTTACTGCTTTGTATATGGTTGCATTAGCATCTGCCACATCGCTCGTAATGCCAAGAGCTTCTAAACCTCCAAGTTTAGTTATGAGGTACTTTGTGCCCAGGGCAAAAGTACTAGCTACAGCAATTCCCGTTGCACATAGTCCGGTTATAGAATCTTCGCTTGGTAGCGTTGCGCCTATTGCCCCTGTTTCGAATATTATTCTTACTCTAGGTAACATATTTTACTTTTTAAAAGTTTTATACTCAGAACCTGTTTTTTGCTTATGCGCGTCTGCTAAGTCTTTTTTAGAGAACCAGTACCCATCATTCACCGACAGAAAAACTTCATTGTAGCCATATTGCTTAATAAGCGACTGTGCTACTTGATTATTTTCTGTATCAATATCAGCAGCTTCTATTTCGTCAGTATTTTCAGAACTTGCAGACTCTTCTGTTTTAGCAGACTCTTCTATTTTAGCAGATTCTTCTGTAGAAGCTTTTTCTTCAACTGCATCGGTAGTAACATTTATTTGATCTACGCTTTCAGGTATTTCGGTTGTCACCGCATTGGTGTCAACGACTTCTTCTAGTTTCTTGTTTTTATTTGTCATTTTTTCTTTTTATTACAGAGTTTATTGCATTGGCTATGCCGCCAGTCTTTTCTATTGCTCTTGAGCCAAAATAAAATCCTATTGCTAAACCGCCCCAGTCGTTCATTACCTCAAGGTAGGCTTCTGGTACTTCAACCACAAAAACAGTTTTAAGAACTATTACTGTAAGCAATAGCAGCAATAAGAATATAAGAGTAAGTGGCCGTATGTTTTTGCTTAGCTTATTATCGCTCAGCATATCGTTTTTATGGCGTTCAGAAATGTTGTTTTGCACCAGTTCAAATACTTTATTCTCAGCATCGTTAATTTGCGCCAGTATTTGAGCTTTTTCTTCTTTAGATGTAAAGGTTTTGTCTACAAAATCGGTGATTCCAGAAAATGCTTCTTTCACACCTTCGCCAGCTTCTTTTATATTTTTTCCGAACAAACTCATTTTTTGCCTTTTATTTTCGATTTAAACCACTTATATAATTCATTTAAAAGAATTGAAATAACGGTACCTACTATTGCACCTATTACTACCTTTACCATCCACTCATTATCGGCGAACGCTGTTGAAAGTGCTGTCCAATCACCGCCTGTTGTACCTCCGGTAACTATTACTGCGTGTTCTTTCATTGCTCTATACCTATTTCTTTCAACCATTCTTGCACGTCGAAACAAGGGCACGACTTATTAGCTACCTCATTGTGTCCTTTAATAAGGACATGAGGGAACTTTGTATGAAACTCAAGCACTGCTTTTTTCAAAGCTTCTTTTTGAGCATCGGTACGAGTATCGGCAGGATCTGCCATTGCATCAAGCCCTCCTACATACACCCAGTGTTGCGATATGGCATTAAAGCCAGTTGCGCCGTTGGTTATTTCATAAACATCTACTACAGCATCGTCATTATTATCTACAAGTGTTTCCCAAGTACCATCTAAGTGTAGCATTTTTCTGTAGCCTACTTGCTTCCAACCTCTACCTTCTGGCTTTGGTGCAGTATGCCAACGGCGAATAGTTGCCGATGATATTTCATGCCCTGCAATGGTTGCAGTGCAATGAATAAATAAATATGCGAGTTTCTTAGCCATTAGTATGTATTTGTTAGAATTTTAATACTTGGTTTTACCGTGTCTAAATTTGTATCTTTCAAATCTTTAACACTTAATGAATATGAGCTTTTGAAGCAAATGTATCTAAAACCATATTCGCTAGGTAGATCTTGTAAGCGTTTCATATTTCCGTATCCGGGTATAAGTGAGCCGTGAAATGCCTCAAAAAGTTCGTCACTCTTATCAAGCAACTGTAGTGTTTCTGCACTCATTTCGGCACCGTCGAAACTATCTGTTACAAGGTCGAAATATGCACTTATGGTTATTTTCAATGAACCGAGCTGGTGTTTTTGTGCTGTATTAGTAAATGAAACATTCGTTATGTCAAACAAAACAGCAGGCATTGGCATAGGGTAGTCTTGTGCTGCACGTTTTATTTGCATTTTTTGTAAATCGCAATAAACAATGCCTTCTACTTGCTGCGCAATGAGTACTAACTGTTGTATGAGTTCGCTTTTTTTCATTTTTTTTAGAATAAATGATGTGCAGTATTTCATGCACATCATTATTGTTCAACTAATCAATCAAATAAACACGAGTATCGTTAAGCCAAAGCTTTATATATCATTGCAGAATATCTTTTTCCAGATTTGTCGAAATCGGCTTTAAATCTGTGTGCAAAGCCAAACTCATCGGCTCTACCTGTTGGGTTTTTGCTCTTTTCGGTCATAAACATCTCAAATGCACCGCCTGCACGGAATACTTCTGAAGATATGAACACAAATGCAGCCGGTACAACATCGCCCGTAATTACTGCACCCTGTGGAGCTTTAGCAGCATCGCTTATGTCATAAGCCACAGCAGCATTGTTGCCAAATGAGTTATGAATTTTAAAGCCGTAGTAATTAATTATAGAAGGGTTTATAATACCAGTATTTTGCTGATACTGTAATTGCGCTTTTAGTATGTCGTTGTTTTCTACCAGATCCCACCACATATCCGAAGGCAATACTAAGTTTCTACCCATTTTTGGGAATCCGGCAGCATCGCAAGCTCTAGCAAGTATAAGAATGTCTGATAGTGTAAGCATTTTGAAACCATTTCTTGCTGCGCCTGTTGTAGGTATTATAATTCTTTTACCACCAACATTTATAGGAGCAAATGCATACGCTGCATCTTGCACTTCTTTGATAACGATAGCCTCAGCAGATTTTTTAGTGTAGTATTGAATTTTTTCGTAAGGCAATGCGTGCATGTTTATATTACGCATTTTGTAGTTTTGAGAATCGTAATAGTCTAATGCTACGTCGAATATTGTTTCTTCTACCTCTACGCTATCTACATCTGTGGTTCTATTCTTATACACAGCAGGTGCGCCTCCAGCTTCTGGAAAACGAAGTGTTTGACCATCGGCAACGAATGAACTGAGGTCGGTTGCTTCATTCAACCAGGTGTCTAATGCCTTATACTCCTCTCTCAAAGAGTTCATAAACACTATTTTTTGAGCTGGCAAAACTACAGCAGCGGTCATAACCCCGGCTACATCTGCCTGTGCATACATTGCAATACTACCTAGTAGCACTGCAAAAAGTAATGAGAAAATTCTTTTCATTTTTTTTGTGATATTTCTATTTTTAAATGTTGTTTTTTAGTAAACGAAGCCCGAAGTTTTGTTTGCTTCTACATAAGCCAACTCTAGTTTTGCGTATGCTTTAGGTTCTTTTTCTTGCATAAGCATAAGTGCTGCATGATCTTTCTTGTACCAATCTAGGTATGTCCAGTTTTTTCGCTCGTCACTACCTCCGTTTTGTGCTCCTAAACCTTGGGTAAAGCTTTCTATTGCAGCTTTGCCTTGTTTTGCTTCGAGTAGTTTTTTAGTTCCCTCAAAGTCTTGGTCTGCACTTAACTCATACACCTTCATTTCAGGCGCAGAAATTGCTCCACGGTCGAAATGTAATTTTACTAATGCCAATACTCGTGCTTTGTCGGCACTTTCTGATGGTTTAGCATTTTCGGGTGCAGTACGAGACTCAAGCATTGCTTTTGTGGTGTCGTAATCTAACGCAGATAACTTTTTCAAGTGCTCCACTTCTGTTTCATTTATTACACCTCTTTGCTTATGTAAGGCAATAAGGTTTTCGCAGTTGAGGGCTTTGCTTTTTGCCAACTCAGACTGCAATTCTTCTACAGTTTTTTCGCCTGTCATTTTTTTTAACTTGTTTGGTTTTTCAACTAATGATAATTTGTATTCAGTTCCATCGGGGTGACTCAACCGTACTGCGTTTTTTTGCCCTGGTATAGTTACCAACGAAACCTCTAGCAATTCGCTTTTGGTAAGAGTAGCATACTTTTGTCCGGCAATCAAAAAACGTGCATCGTCGCTTTCTT